TGCTTCGGCCCGTCCGTCATCACGCTTGCGCGCAAATTCAAATGCGAGGGTTGGAAACAGCCGCGTAGCAGCGGCCCGGCTTTCGTTTTTGTCTTTGCCCAAATTAAAATGCTTTTTCCATTTGCTAGGGCTAACGGGTGTAAATGGAATCTCTAACGTTGCCAGCACACCTTTTATTGCGCCTACACCTTGGCCGAAATTAAATGCCGATTGGCGACCCATGCCAAAGGAGTTGACGGCCTCTATAAAAACATGATCCGGCGTAAACTCGCGGAATATGTCCGCTAGGGCGGCTGCATTTACTTCTTTCGAGAAAACAGGCATGTCGTAAACATAGGCGGCACCGTTCTCGTGCAGCAGCCCAATCGCACCCTTTAACCCCACGTCAATCCCGGCGATCATTCGATTAAATCGGAATAATTGAGGGCAACGCCCCTTTCCCCTGCGGCCTTGATTAGCTTGGTTGCGTAGGCGGTTGGGACGCCTCCTCGCCGCAGCCAGTTGCTAACGGCCTGGGGCGTAACGCCCAGAACCGCTGCCGTTTGGGTTGTTCCTCCGAACATCGAAACTATATCCTGTGGCGCTTTCATAATGGTCACCATTTGTTTGTGGTCTGTAACGTATAGTGTAGTCGGGGAGTTTCCGCAAGTGGGGTCCGGGTGAATTTTTTCTGCATTAGGGTGTTGACCACTGTAACAAGCTGTGTATAATAGTGGTAACGAAACGCAAACAGGAGACAGACAGATGACCTACTACAACATGTTCAACAACCCGACTGCCGCGCAGAACGACGACATCGATATTGTGAACGGTGCACTGGCGCTGGCCCGCACGCTCCGCGACGACGTTGACGACAGGTCTGCATTTATCGCTGGCATCTCTGAAACCATCCGCAATGCGTCGAGTCGCATAAACCACACCGCCGCCAGCAGAGAGGTGTGGCGCTTCGGCGCGTATCTCACAGACACACATCGTGATGACTTGGACGATCTGATCTGCGACTATCTCAGTACCGCGCAGAAGCTGGTCGAGGAGTACGACGCGTGAATATTTTTAAGAAAATTAATGCTGCCAAGGCCCGGAAGGCCCGGCCATTCCCGAAGGCTATCAAGCCGGGTAAAATGTCAAATGAAACGAGTTTGAAATTGTTGGCAGTTGCGATTGCGGCATCCACCTCAAATACGAGAATGAAATGAAAACCGGCGATATTGTGTACGGCGACAACCAGCGGCAATGGAAACTAGTGTTAGACCACGGAGATGGAATGTTTTTGGCCCACGTCATAACCAGCGAGGCGGCCCACATTAAGGGGATTTCCCCACCGCTGCATCTTGTCAGCGCGAAACACATGTCGGAGGTTGTGACCGATGGCTAAACAACAACACCCGAGCTACATTGAGACGACATCAATTTTGGCTGGCAAGCCCTTAAAAGTTCCAGACGTTAACTGGGGCGGGACATTCTCCGTCACAAAGTTATCTGCGCCCATTGCTATTTCAAACAATCGGCGCGACCTGTTGAAAAAGTTGACAGACGAAAACCCGGAGCTTGCCGATTGGTGAGACTAGGGGTAAAGTTTTGCCGTCTCCCATCTTTAAACTGACCCCCCAGTCGTGGGGGTCTTTTTTATGCTAGGCTTTCAAGCCGCTGGGCGTGCCTCTCGGTGCGTTCAGGCGTCTGACGGTACAACCGGCTGTCTCGCAACTCCGCCGCCGCCGTCATCCACATTGGGGGATCTTGCTCCAGCGCCTCGTGATGCTTGATAAACTTTGAGTAGCGAGGCGAACCAAGCTGGAATGCAAGCGAGATGATAGTAATTTGTCCTGGCACGGGCCAGCTTTCTAGGTGGGGTTGCATCCATAGCGCGTCTGTTTTTGCGGTTGCCACATCCTGCGTGAATAGCTGGCTGACGCGAGCCTCGGTCACCTCAGTCCCCACGGGCCAGCTAAACTCCGGGTCTTGTTCCGCGAGAAGGTGTCCGATGCCGGTTGTAGCCTTGCCTAAGTGATCAAGGTATATTTCATGTTTTATGCCCTCGTCTTGTTCGAGCAGTTCTCTTAATTCATCCATCATTCTTTTTATCCTTCGGTGCCACAGCCTTCTCGTAATAGACAATAAGCTGTTTCTGCTGCTGCAGGAACCTCTTCAGCTCAGCCATATTAAGGGCCAGCGCCTCATAATCGCGCACACTGATCGCGTAGAAGAGCAGGTCGCCGTTTTCCTTCTCAAACCGCTTCTTGAACGCCGGAAACGTGTCCTCCGTGACTACGTAGAAGTGAATGTCGTTTAGGGCCACGGGGCGCGGGCGGTTCTGTGTCGGTATCTTGCGCTCGACTTCGACAGTCCGCACCTCCAGCGGCAATATCTCCTTGAAGCTGCTGCAGCTACTTAGCAGGGGCAGGAGCAACAGCGCCGGAAATAGCTTCGAGCGAACGGAACAACTTTGCAGTACCATTGTTAATTTTCTTTTCTACCAGACCGGGCTTTTTCAAAGAGAGCTTCGCTAGATCGTGCTTGCGGAGTTTACCGATAAGGACGTCTTTGTACACGTTGGCGGCGTCCAGCTTTAAGCCAAGCTCCTTGTTTAACTCCGCGAATTTCTCGCGGTCTTCAATCATGACGTTAATAGTGTCGTCAGCCATCTGCTTGGCCGTTTCTAATTTAACCGTGTTCTCGGTCAGTATCTGGATGCGTTGTTGGGTATCCTTATAGTAGTAGTAGGCTCCGTAAGCTGACCCGCCTACAAGACCCACCACTACTATTAAGACATATATTTTGAGCATCAGAGGATGCCCTTCTCCCTCAGAACAAACGCAATCGCAGCAGCGCCGACCGCCACCATAATCACAATGGGTTGGTCAATTAATACGCCAATACCTACGCCGCCAACGGCACAAGCCGCATACGACGACGGTTCTTTCATACGATCTTCAATCCACTTTAACATTTTCATTCTCCTATTTTTTCTTCATCCATACAGAAACTGACATATATGCGCCCACGAGGCCAGCGCCTGAAAGATAGAATAAATTACTGACGTCGCTCATAGCTTTTATTCTATCGACCGGCAGCGCAAACATAACCACAGTAAATAGACCCATCGCAGCCAACGTAACCCACGCCATGTGGCGTTGTGCATCACCTTTCTCAGCAGCCTCGACAGCCGCTAGCGCCGCAAGTTCCGAGTCACTGACGATGCCATCGCCATCAAGGTCGAGGTCGCTGTGCTTGCTGTCTTTTTGCAATTTCTTTTGTTTTGCCATTTTATTTCCTGAGTAGTGGATTGTCTAAAGCTCGTTGCAGCTTTTTGTCCTGCCGTTTCTCAAAAGCATCTAGTTTCGAGTCGATACCGTTGATCTTAGCATCAAAACGTGAGCTTGCGGATTCTGTAATATCACGAATATTCTTCTCCGACTGACGTGCCGTAGTGGTAACGCGGTTAATCTTAGCATCAAACCGCTCGTTTGCGCTCGCCGCAATAGCACGTAAGGTCGTTTCGGCCTGTCTCATAGCTGCACGGGTCTCTGCATTAAGGGTTCTGGAACGTTTATCGACGGCAGAAATAGCGTTTTCAAGAGATGCCGCATCAGATCGTGCGTCTTGCCGAGTATCTCGCACAATCTCCTGAACTTCGAGCACTCTGGTGCGGATAGACCCCATTTCTTTGGTTACAACCCCCATTGTTTCGGTCATAACAGCCAGTTTCTTGTCAAAACCGCTCATATCGGGGGCTGTATAGGACAATATCTTCTTTTTCATGTCCATATAGTCCTTATAAACTTCAAAAGCGCCGTACAAGCCCCCTACAAACGTCGATAAGGCCATTATTACAGCAAACATCTTGCCGCCTTTGAATTTTACACCGCCTACCTCGACTTCAGCCATATCAGCGTTTCCAATCAAGCTCTACAAGGGCATTGTGCGACCCATTTGACCGTCCAAACAGCGTGTAGTTCTGCATCCTGTCCACTAGAGAAGGCCCATCAGGGACTTTCGTTCCGGTAAAGAACCCCGGTGTATCAACCAGCGATCTGGGGGCTACGATCTTAGGTGATATCATACCCATCGCAACCATAGTCGTCGTCTGAGACGCCGCAGAGTACCTTTGTGATGGCGCGATTTTGGCGACAGCTTTCTCAGCAGCAGCTTTAACCTTCTCTTGGCGGCTCTTAGGCTTTGGAGCAACTCGGGCTTCTCTGGTTTCTGCTATACGTTCCGCCGCAGGTTCTGGCTCGGGTTCTGGCTCGGGT